GAACAACACAGATGCGTTCTTCGCCCGTCGTGAAGTCTTGGAAGAGGCAGGCACCGCCCGACTGTTCCAACTTCTCCAACGCTCGCAGACGGGGCCAGGGATCACTCGACGTTACGTTGCCGAGGGAGTCACGTTCCTCGCTGTAACACATGAGTGGGAGAGTGATAGTGCGGGAACGCAGTGGCGCTGGCAGACTGCGCAACTGCCACTCCTCGACCACAGGCCCCTGAGTTGTATCGCTGCTGTCCCGAGTAAGAGTAGTGACTACCTGAAACTGTGTATCGGGCAGCATGTTGGAGGACAGCGGAATGTTCAGAACCTGATTCTGCGGGATCGATTCGAAGGTAACCTCATCCCCGTCGTTACTCTGTACAGTGATGCCGAGAGTACCGTATGCAGTACTACTGTGAACGGCGAACGATACTGGCTGCTTATACTCGGTAGTCCCGAAACGAATCCACCCCGAGTTAACGTAGCCAGTGGACGCAAGTTGCGTAGCGTGCTCAGCGAAAATCTTCCCCGACGTGGCGATTACCATGCGGCCAGTAGTGCCTAGCACCGTGCACCCCAACGGGGTGCCCGTGGAGATAGACAGATCAGCGGCATAAGCGTAAGCAGAATCCACCTGCGTGCCAAGATGCACACGCCACAGGCCCTTCAGGCCAAGGAACTCATCCTCACGACAAGCATAAATGTACTCACCGTTGAATGAGAAGTCCACAATGTTGCCGCTAATAGTCAAAGGACCATACGTGAAACCGAGACCATTACTGGTCTCCTCCGCCACGCGCAAACCCCGAGTGGTAGCAGCAACCACATACGTAGACAAGTAGCCACGCAGTTCATTAACCAGTTCGCCAGTGGGAAACTCAGCCACAATGATCGGCTCAAGCATCGCGGCATTGCCCGACGCAGAGTTATCGATAGTGAACGACAACACACGCGAACGGTTACCAACATTGATAGCAACCAAGATGGCGCCCGTCGTTTCCGCAATAGCGGAAAACGTCAACACAGTCTTCGACTCGTAACGCGAATCGTTAGTGTTGCTGATGTTCGTGGGTGGGGTAGCGGGATTGCGGCCCAGTTCGTACACGCGATACGGAAACGTGTCAGTAATCTGCGCACCAACAATAATGCGGGACTTAACGAAACCAATATGGTGCGGGGTCCAACCCGAACCAGGAGCGTTATATATGCGTGTGCCCGTGAGGCTTGACTCAGATACCTCCCAAATGCCGTCCGCCGTAGCGGCCAGCACGTTGGAGCCATCAGTGACAATGTCGTACACGTCACTCGTGACACTCGTGATCGCGGTAACAGTGCCGCCAGTAGCGTAATGATAAAGGTCGCGAGTCCCGTTAAGAAACCAAAAACCAGTATCGCACGTCTCCAGACGGGTAGCACCCGAAGCGTGAATCTGCTCAGTGTCCTTCAACAGGGAGAACTGTCCCTGTGTCCACACGTCCACGTTAGCGGACGAACCAAAACGGTACTGGTCATTCGTGTCAGCGTCATAGAACAGCACACCAGCGCCACGATGCCACGACGTGGCAGAACGCAACCACCAGTTCGACAGCGAGTTCTCACCCGCTGAAGCCTCCTGATCCACCCGCTCCTTCTGATACGCGGTAGTGATACGGGAGATACGGTTCTGGTCGGAAGCCATGCTCATCCACGGCTGATTACCAATCGCGTAATCAGCAGCGAAATCAGAACGGTCATAGCGGGCAAGGCGGTCGATAACATCGACACCGAGGACGAGTGGAAGATCACTGGGAAGTGTCTTGTTGTTGACAACCATGAACCCTACTTCTTGATAGCGCCAGTGGCAGTAATGCCCAGTCTCTTCATCTCAGCCTTGACGGCCTTCACGTCATTAGTCTTGATCACGACGTGCATCGGATCCCATGCCCGCTTGTAGTCGCCGCCCCATTCGAGGAGACGGTACTTCTTCAGCAGGCTCCGCTGCGCGAGAGCCTTCAGCGGATGCTTCTTCCAGAACACGTTGCTGCTCGACTGGGATCCCTCGGCAGTGGCATTGAGATCCAGGGCCACGCCCGCACAGTGATCGCTAATCTGGCTGCTAGCCCGACCATTGCGTAGCGGGGACCAGGCCCAATCATCGAACGTACCCGTATCGATAGGTGCGATCTTCTGATGGTACTCAGCCGCATACGCGACAAGGTACGCGCCGACATCGCGGCGCAGCAGAACCTTACGCTTCGTGCCAGGGATAGTGAACGACTTGAGGAGCGGCGACGAGCCGCTCTCAATGACAGGCCACCCGTTGATGGAATGCTTAACGGCCATCGGACCCTCTTCCGTACGAATCGAAACTCGGATTCAGCCAGTTGATGACAGGCGGAATGCAGGAAGCCAGGCCACCAATGACCCACGTCTCCCAGTTACCGAGGCTGATATCCCCGCCAGAGACCCAGTCCGCCACAGCCGCCGCAATTACAAACGCGATAAACGTCTTCGCAGCACTTCCCAGAGGCGTCTTCGCCAGCCATTCGCCCATCACTTCTCCCTATCCATGTGCCAATCGATGTGACCATCGATCTTGTCACTCAGTTTTTCCAGATTTCTTTCGATGCGATCAATCGCATCACGCATGCTCGCACCCGAGTTCGGCTTAGTCTCATGCTGAATTGCCTGCACGGCCTTGATAAGCCACACGAGGCCAGCAAAGACTGCTGCCGTAATTGAGATAATGATCAGCGCTTCGTTGGGGGTGTCGAGCCAGTCGGGCATTACGACTCGATGGGTGCTTCAACAACGGGAGCAATGAAGTTCTCGCCGTCCCACGTGTCGCCAATGCCAGCGTACTTACCACGACGGCTACCTGTGTACGAGGTGTCAACCCACGTACCATCCAGGCCGATGCTGTTGCAGTAAGCGGTCACCTTAGCGTCGTCATCATCCATGAACGGGATGACAATGACCTGAGTGACGATGCCGTTCTCGATCTTTGCTGCGTGTGCGTTCTCGTATGCCATGTTGCTTTCCTTCTTTAGAGTGCCCAACGAATAACTACGATTCCCGAACCGCCAGTACCACCCGTACCGTTCCAGACAGTCCCACCGCCACCACCATTTCCAGTGTTGGCCGTTCCCGCTGCGGTGCCGCTACCAGTGCCACCAGTTGCGTAAGTAACAGAGGCCCCACTAATCGTGTAAGCAACGCCAGCGCCGCCAGTCGGGATGCCACCCGCACCGCCTGCGCCGCCACCGCCGCCTTGCACGTTGCCTTGCAGGTACCCGTTGCCTCCAGAGTTACCTTGCTCGGTAGACGAACTACCTCCACCAGTGGCGCCGCCGTACCAACCGCCACCACCGCCAGACCCCGCTGCGCTTCCGCCGCCGCCACCATTGCTGCCAGTTCCACCGCCGTAGGCGTATATGTTCTTGCCTCCGACGGGGAAGTAAGACGCACTTCCATTACTTCCCTGGGTTCCGCCAGAGCCAACGGTGGCCGTATATGTGCCAGGCCCAATGTAGATGTTGGACAGGCTTACGACGCCACCAGCGCCACCAGCGCCACTCACAAAACCCTGGGCGACATTGCCCTGCGGAGTTCCGCCACCCCCGCCAGCGCCAACAATCAAGACATCGAAATATCCACCTGAGGCCACCGTGAAAGTCCCAGATGAAGTAAATGTTGATACGGCATAGTTGCGACCGTTTACACCATTCGTGCCGTTACCCGTGTAAGTGGTCTGAGTGCCACCAGATGCCTGCACTCCAGCAGCAGAGCCAGCGGTTACGGTGCGAACAATGACAATACCGCTACCACCAGCACCAGCGTTATAGTTCTGCGCGCCGCCAGCGCCACCGCCGCCAGTATTGGCGCTACCAGAACCGCCAGTAGTGGAAGTTCCAGTTCCGCCACCGCCAGAACCACCCGCTCCGTTGTAACCTCCACCACCGCCAGCGTAAGTTACTGAACTTCCGCTAATCGAACTGGCAAGACCAGCGCCTCCAGCGCCAGAAGGAGCAGCGCCACCAGTTGCGCCAGCACCGCCACCGCCAGCACCAGAGACCCCCGATCCAGCATTGCCACCAGCATTACCCTGGAGGTAAATGCCAGCACCACCAGAAACATTGTTGTAGCCTGCACCGCCGCCAGAGCCACCCTTGACTCCAACCATGCCGATGTTGGGGCCGCTAGAAAATCCGCCTCCGCCGCCTCCGCCAGCGGCAATAAGTTGTCCGAGTACGGATTCTCCTCCGACGGTTCCAGGGTTGTTGTTGTTTGCCGTTGCCCCAGCGCCCCCAGCGCCAACTGTTACCGTGTAAGAACCAGAGGGGAGGTACACCTGGGTGTGATTTGCGGAAGTGGTGTCAACCATTCCTCCAGCACCGCCACCCGCACCAGCCCAGGGACCGCCTCCGCCTCCACCCGCAACCAGCAGCACATCAACCAGGCCGCTATTGCTAACAGTCAGAGTTCCACTAGCGGTAAATGTCTGCACCTGATACGTCGTGCCACCACTCGAATACGTAGTAGTAGTGCCACCGCTGACAGCGGCATAACGACCAGCAGCAGGAATGGTGGAACCAGCACCGTTAGCAATGGAAAGTTTCTGGATACTCACAGTATGAACCTCACGATCACAATTCCCGAACCGCCAGCGGCACCACCGCTAGCCTGACCATTGCCGCCACCACCGCCGCCCGTGTTAGTTCCACCGTTGGCTGTCGCAGCACCGCCTCCACCACGAGACGAGTAGCCACTGTTGCTAGCGTTGTACCCACCGCCAGAACCGCCACCCGCATAGAACTGCGAAGTGTTGTTGTAGATCGTGGTTCCCGACCCGTCACCTCCAGCAACACCAACCCAGCCGTTGATTCCAGGCTGCGGTCCCTGAGCGCCAAAACCAGAAGTCCCAGTGGGGCCAGCAACGTTGGCATACCGACTAGTGCCAGATCCACCAGTTATGGAAACTACCGAGTTAACCGAAGACGTTCCACCGACACCACCGTTTGCTGAACCACCAGCGCCGACGGTGACAGCGTATGTGCCAGCAGTGGGAAACTTGAAATCATTCTCAATGTAGCCACCACCAGGACCACCGCCCCCGTCATTTCCCCCGCCGCCGCCAGCAACACACAGCACCGTGGCAAAGCCAGGCGTGCTAACAGTTAAAGTTCCGCTAGCGGTAAAAACTAGGTACTGGTACGTGACACCGTTAATGGTTGCGGTTGAAGACGAGTTCCCGCCAGTCGCAGCAAACTTAGGAATATAGGCAGTTGGAATCAACTTATTCGTAGTGAGCGACGAGAAGGTCATTACGCAATCTCCGACCCGAACACAGAAAACGACACAGTAGAAGCCGAAGACGACGCAACCAGATACTTATTAGTCGCATCAAGAGTCATGCCAAACGTCAAACCAACCGTGTCATTGCCAGCAATACTGGCCTGGTACACGATGTAGCCAGCAGCCTGATACGTAGCCGAAGCAGTCGAGATACCGATAGTGTACGTCGCAGCCGTCGAAGACGTGTTGCAGATCGTCACCGTGGAAACCACGGCAGACGTAGCAGTCGGGCACGTGTAGATGTTGGCTGCCGTGCCAATTGTCCCGTTGCCCTGAGCAGCACCGAGCCGCTTGTAAGTAGAAGTAGCCATAACCTTACGCTCCCATCAGAAGGAAAATATCTTGATAACCAGCACCGCCACCAGAAGAAGCAGCCCACTTCATGCCAGACGCCTCAGCCGAATCAGCAGTAAGAACAAACGTGTCAGTACCGACAGCCAAGCGGGTGACAGTGTCACCAGCAGTAGCAACAATCAGATCGCCCTTAGCGTCAACAATCGTCTTGCTGATGAACGCGCTAGTGTCAGGCGCGACAAGATCCCACGATGAGCCGTTGTACACGCTCATCGCGTTAGTCGTGCTATTGAAGTACAGCGCTCCCGTCAGGAGCGCGTTGCCGTCATTGTCGACACTGGGGGCAGATGACTTACTACCAAGGTACCTGTCGTCAAATGAATCGTAGGACGCCGCAGCAGCCGAAGCGCTAGACGCGGCAGCGGTCGCACTGCTAGAAGCGTTAGACGCAGAGGTAGCGGCATTGCTCGCCTGCGTGGTAGCGGTAGACGCGGAAGTAGATGCGTTACTTGCGCTAGTTGCTGCCGCCTGCGCATGGTACTTCGCCGAGTACTCGCCACCTGCCACCGCCCCGCTAGTCTTGGTTGCCCAGTCATTGGCAAGCGTAGCCGAAGCAGTAGCGTTCGTCTCCGCCGTCTCGGCATTAGTTTCCGCAGTCTGCGCAGCAGTAGCAGACGTGGCCGCGTTGCTCGCTGACGTTGCCGCTGCCGAAGCGGACGAGGCAGCGTTCGTGGCGGAGGTGCCAGCGTTCGAAGCCTGAGTGCTAGCAGTGCTAGCAGATGACGCCGCCGCAGTAGCCGAAGAAGCAGCATTGGTGGCCGAGGTGGCAGCCTCAGACGCCTTCGTCGTAGCCGTAGTGGCCGACGTCGAAGCGGACGACGCAGATCCAGCCGCAGCAGTCGCCGACGTGCTAGCGTTGCTTGCCTGCGTAGTGGCCGTAGAAGCGCTTGTCGAGGCGCTAGAGGCGCTAGAAGCAGCGTTGGTAGCAGAGGTACTGGCGTTCGATGCTGACGTCGCAGCGGCGCTCTGAGAGGCGCTAGCGGCGCTTGCAGAAGTGCTGGCCGCACTGGCCGAGCCAGCGGCTGCCGTGGCAGACGTGGCCGCATTAGTGGCCTGAGTCGTAGCCTGGTTCAACTGGCTAGTCATGCCAGTCTCAGCCCAGTTCTTAGTCGCCGCATCCTGGGCATTAGTCGGATCAGCCAGACCAGTGATCTTGAACCCGCCAGCAGCCAGAGCCGAACCCAGCGTCTTGTTCGACAGGGTCTGGGTGGTGGTCGTACCGACCACGCTCGCACCCGAACCGATATCGTGGACGTTGGATCCAGCAGCCTCATGGCTGCGGAAGTTCGTGAAGTCCAGGGCGATAACGCCATGCTCCACTGAGATGCCAGCAGAATGGCTACGACCCGATGTGCCATCCACGCCACGAGTGATAGTCAGGGAAGTGCCCACCACCGCAGTGACGGTAACAATCTCCTCATTCGCTGAATCCTTCTCAAGGATCAGCGTGTACGGGTAAGACGACGGGAAGCCAGACATAGACGCAGTGGTCATCGTCGTATCGGAAGAACCAATCGAAGATGCCAGCGTCGTCTTGACCGCAGTCGAAGAGTAGTAACGAGCAACAGCAGCCATTTAATTACCTCTGGTAGTTGATGACGGAGAAGAAATTGTCAGCCTGCTTAGCCTTCTCCTCAGCGAGGCGAACACTGAACAACTGGTATGCGTAACGGGCGACAGCCGTAGCGTCGCTCGGCCTGATAGGCGCATCAACCAGATCGGCAGACGGAGTAGAGGCAACAACTTTGCCAGGATCCACGGTAGACAGCAGACGCCAGATCGCGCCCAGGCGAATCACGTCCTCGCAAGAGGACGGCAGGCCAGTGTCAGCGAACGTGTCACCGTCAGCCATCGGAGTAGCGAAACCCGTGTACTGCACGCGCACCGTGCGACCAGGCTGCGGGTACTCGTTCAGAACAATCGCTGAACGGACCACGCTCGGAGCGGACTCCTCGCGCCAGTTACGGTCAATGCGGTAGCGGCGAATGATTGGCCACACCTCAGTAGTGTCGGGAGCATTCCACGACACGCCAGTGACGTTGTCGAAATCAGTCGGCAGCACGTATGCATAACGGGTACCGTCAAACTCGAACTCGGTAGACTGCAGCGTCCGCAGGTCGATAGCATTGATGGTATCGTTGATAGCACGCTTAATCTGCATGCGGGGAAACATCGGATTGTTGCGGATGATCGAGTTCACGCCATGCGAGGCAGCCGTGCTGCCCTTCCAGCCACGACCGCCAGGGAGCACCGTGGCCTCGCCAGCATTCTTGTTCACGCTCTTGATGTAGACCAGTTCGTCACCGATCTCCACCAGGCCCTTAGAGATCTGAGTAGCATCATCGACAACAAAGGTCAGATCATCCGCGTCAGCAGCCTGATTCAGAACAGTGATCGACTCCTGATTACGGATATAGGAAGACGCCTCAGAAAGAGTGTCCTCAACCATAGTCGCAAAAGAACTCATGCCTTAACCGCCCGTCCGAGAGTATCCGACATGCGCACCGCAGCCGAGATGTCCTTCATCTTGGTGCTCTTCGGCTGAATGCCGTCCTTGCGTGCAGACTTATATGCGTCCAGTTCCTTGTCATTCGCGTGCGACCATGCACGGATGTGCATGTCAGCAAACGAGAGCGTAGATACCTTGCAACCAAAACAACCCTCAACATAGTCAGGATGGACACGGTGGCGGTGCAGTGACATCAGTCCTCCGTGATGTAATCGCCATAACCAGCAGCCGTCAACTCGGCTGCCAGTTCATCAGTAATATGGTTTACGTACCCGCCACGGAGAACAACCTCACACGTGGCCATGTAATCTTCCTGCGGCGTCATAACAGTCCGCCACACACCATCCTTCTTCAGGACAGTCTTGCCAATCTTCTGCTTAACAAACCACAGTTCAGCAGGACGGCCAGGCTGCGACGTGAGCGTAGGACCAACAAAGATAGGCATTACCACTTCACCTTGTCTGCCCAATACGCGGCACTAGTCGGACCCTTAGCAATGTTCTTCGCATGCCGAGCCTTAAACGAAGCACGCTTCTTCTTCATAGCCTTGGACTCACCAGGCTTCGGCTTGCCAGCAACCTTCGCGCCCTGCTCACCGAACCTGATCGTCTTGGCCTTACCGCCCACCTTCACCACAACAACGTGGCTTTTCGTCGGGTGGTTCGGCGTAGCCTTCGGCTTATTAAAACCAGAAACACCAGCACGCTTCAGACTCGGATCCTGCATTAGTCTTCCTCTACGTACTTGCCGTTCTTCATCTCAGAGCGCTCATGCGCCTTCGACTCCTGATGCTCCACGCCCTGCTTCACAATCTTGCCGCTCGTACCAGAGCCCAGGCCAGACTTGTTACCAGGAATGCGAACGTCATTGACGTTGTCGCAGCCACAACCAGCACACATACCGCAAACCTTTCAATAGGAGAGGGGGCCACCTTGTGGGCGACCCCCTCCCTTAACCATTGAATCGAACTAGATGCTCGACTCGACCGAGATGACGTAGCGTGCCTCGGGACGGTAGACATTCCAGCCGAGGAGCCCCTTCCAGCCTGCATGGCGGAAGCGCATCAACTTGTCGGTGACGGGACCGATCACGGTCTTCGGCTCGTAGGTAACAGCCTCGATGAGAGCCTGCTTGCCCATGATGATGACCTTGTGATCCAGCGAGGTCGCAAGAGCGCCAGCATCCGACACAGCGGCCGAGGTGACGTTCGAAGCGGTCTTCGCGTAGGAGAACGTATCGGTCGTCTTCGCCGTGATGGTGAAGGTGCCGTTGAACGTGGCGTCAACACCAACAACAGTGACAGTGTCGCCAACCTCGAAACCATGACCAGCAGAGGTCAGGGTCGCGACGTTAGAGGTCAGTGCCTTGTTGGTGATGGTGCGGGAGGTGTTGCCGTAAGCCTGCTCGCAACGCGGCGACTCAATGAACTTCACACCCTCGTACACGCCAATCTCGCCAGCCCACACGTTACCGACACCAGCCTCGGTGTAGGTGTGCGGCTGCTGCCACACGTTCGAGCCAGACGAAACAGCCTCGGTGCGGAGATCGTACGAAACGTCGGGATGAAGCAGACCGACGTAGTAGGCACCGTCCTTCGGCTGAACCGAAGCACCACGCAACTTGGCGACAGCCTTACGGATGTCGGCAGCCTGAATGGTGCTGGTCGAAAGAGCAGTCTTGTCGACACCGTTCACAGCGGTCTCATCAGCAGCAGTGGTGCCGTTGTAGCGGCCAGTTGCCTTGCTGACGAGAACGTTGTACACCAGTGCGTCAAGCGAATCACGCTGGTTGTAGGCAAGCATGTCTGCCACAGCGGGATCGATTGCCGACAGAGACTCAAGGGCCAGGCGCTCGGTCGTGGTAACGGCATTGCCGTACTCGTTAACCTGAACCTGAACCTTGTTGGTGTTGTTCAGTGCAACAGCGTCAACGTCCGACGCCTCCGACAGAGCGGAGGTAACGCGGGACAGATCGTTGTGCAGTTGGAACACGACAGTGGCGCCAGGGTTCGTCACATCGACGGGACGCTTGTCGGCGAACTTGCGGAACATCGGCTCTGACCGAAGTTCCATCTCCACGTACTTGTCGTACGCAGTCTGGATGAGGTTAGTCATCGTGGTGGTAGAGGTAGTTGCCATGAAAGGCGACCTACTTTCTCTTAGTAGTTGTTAGGATAATCAGCCGCGAAGAAGCGCGGTGAGTTCCTCGGGGGTAGAAGCACCCGCGATACGGGCAGCAAGATCCATCCCGACCTCGGGATCGATGCCACCCTCCTCAATATCCGACATCAGTTCGGCGGCTGAAATTGACTCAGCATCCGTGTAGGATGCGTTGTCCTCCACGACCCCGACTCCGAAGACATCGCCATACTCGGCGAGCCACTGCTCCAGGTCATCGCTATCCTCGACATCATCAGGAATGAACTTCGCAATCTTCGGATTCACACCCATGTCCTGCAGGGCAGCAGCAATCTCCTGCTCCCGAGACATGGAGAAGTACTCCTCCAGTTGCGAGTCGCGCTCCTTCAGAGCCTTCGACAACTCGGTAACCTGCTTACGCAGTTTCTTCACAAGATCCGTACCGACCTCGTCGGTATCGAAATCGAAATCATCTTCATCGTACTGGGTCATAGCAACTCCCTTTAGTAGTGACCCTTACATTGGGTTGCGCCAACCGCACCATGCACAAGGGGCTATGCATGCTGGATGTCAACGACTATCGGTCTAACTACACTCACCAGGGCCGACAGATCTGGTTGAGGAGTGGATCCCCAGGGCTTGCACCTGGGAGCCTGCTAGTAATCCGACAGGACTAAACGTCCTGCATGCGAGATAGAGAAGTCTTATCAATAGCGGACTGGCCACCGAACGCTGCGCGTTCCTTCGAAGCAAACTTGCGGCGCTTCTTGCCAGCCTCCACGCCACCCGACAGAGACAACGTCTCCTTCACGAGATCCTTAAAGTCCAGCGGCTCGCCATACAGGGAACCGAGACGCTGCGTAGCGGGAGCCTCAGCGCCCGCAATAGCGAACGCCTGCTCAGCCTGCTGCGTCTTACCCTGCTGCACGATCTCCTCGGAAAGAGTCTGGCCAGCCTCAAGGCCCTGCCGTGCAGCCATGCCACCGACCTGAGCGGCAGCGTACTGGCGCTGCAGTTCCTCACGAGAGTTAAGGCCGTACTGGCCCTGCGTCTGGCGACCCTCAAGGATCGGCATAGCACGAGTCGGATCAAGCAGGTACGCCACGAGGTCACCCTGTGACAGGTTGTAGTACTGCTGCAGAGTATTCAGTGTTGCGCTATCTGCTTCACGTAGTGCGCTAGCGGCAGTGCTCACGCGAGACTGCAACTCCGAAGCAGACACGCTGTTACCGATCAGGTTAGCGAAATCGTCAGTGCTGTCGTAGTAGCCAGCAGGCATCTCCGCGTCTGCCAGGATTGTGCGGTACGTGTTCTCCAACTGAATGTACTCAGCAGGAGTCAAGAGACGGTCACCAGGGCGACCCTGGCCGTTAGCCATGCGCTGGCGGATAGCCTCATTGCCCTTAAAGCGCTGCTTGTATGCATCCGAGGTATTGATTGCTACCTTGATCTGAGCGGCAGTTGGCTTAACATTGTTCGCGTAGACCGAATCAATGGTGGCTACAAGGCTATTGATGAAGCCCTCGTCGAGTCCCGCTGCGCGGAACATTTCCTTAACGTCATCGCCAGCAGACGTGTCCTTGCGCACCCCAGTCGGACCATCAACCTTGGTGCGAGTACCGTCAGACCAAATATTCCATGTCTGGATAATGCCACCGAATTCGTTAGTCTCGGTAGTGCCGACAAGAGTCGGGCCAGCAGCGCCCGTCGTAGCAACCTTGTCCTTATCCTTATCGCCGTCTCCTCCAGTGACAACTGCGGGAGCGTAAGGATTAGCGATGGCGATGCCCATCGTTCCCGACCCAAACCCAGGGGCCGCAGGAGCGGCCTTCGGGACGGACGGGGCCAGCAGGCCGAACGGAGTGCTAAGAAGTGGAGTTGCCATCAATTACCCCTAGAATCCGAAGTCCTGAAGAATCTGGGCAGCAATGTCCGTCTTCTCCTTCTTGGCCGTTTCCGTGTACTGGAACCGATCATCACGACGAGCCTCAAGTTCCGTCTCGTAAAGGCTCAACGGCTTGAAGTTGCCCTTTTCGTCAGTGTTATTAAGAACCCTCTTGACTAGATCGTCGTTCAGATCGATCTGATCCTGGCTGTAACCAAGCGTGTCGGCGATAGTCTTCAAATACGGATCTGCTGCCTCGCGCAGGGTAAGGCCGCGCTGAATTTGATTAGCCAGGCCAGGATTGCGCGAGATCGCCATAGACACGAGATCGTCGTCAACATCCTGTGCGGCAAGAGTGCCGTCCATCACGCCGCGAAGCGACGTGTCAAACCAGGAGTTGAACGCCTTATCAGACATCGAAGCGTCGATCCCGTAGTCCGAAGCCATCGCATAAAGCGAAGTCGCCACCTCCTCGGCTTTGCCGCTAAAGTCACGGATGTCAATACCGCCGACAGTCTTCGTTTTATTCAGATCAATGCCGCCAGCAATGGCGCGCTTCTTCCACTCTGCGTCGTAGATCTCGAAGGTGCCAGTGGCGGGATCCCACTTAGATCCGTAAATCATCTTTTCCGCGTAGTCGCGGGCGGTGGCATCGTCGATGGTAGCGCCAGCGGCAGTGAACTCGTTCTTGATCTTCAGGGCCTCGTTGCTGAGAGTAGCCTCCCAGATACCAGGATCCTTGGATTCACGATCCTTCTGAATCTTCATCCAGTTGGACGTATGCTGCCTAGCCCAATTCGTGTTCTTGATCATCTCGGCAACGTCAGTTGCCTGAATCGGTTTGCCCGCCTTCTGGGCCGCCATTACCTTATCAAGAACTTCCTTAAGATCAGCATTCTCGGGATCATTGAGAATAGCCGAAGCAACGCCCCACTGGGCGGCCAGCCTAGTCTCATCAAGAGTGTCAACCGCAAGAGCAAACTTGCCCTTAGGCTTCGCTGGCTTCACCGTAGTGTCAGCCATTAGTTACCCCCAGCGATAATTTGATCAAGCGCATTCGGATCAGCAATAGTCTTATCGAGAATATTCATGAACGTTAGACCAGCGTAACGCTCAGCGTACCCCTCTTGGCTTTGCGCATACTTCATAGCAAACTTAGTGGGATCAAAGCCAGTGGTAGTTGTAGTCTGCGACGTGGAAGACTTTCCAGAGGAATTGCCGCGAGTAACGGTCTGCGAAGGCGCAGCCATCTGCTGCGCGTTGAGAGCCTTCTGAAACTTCTTAACCTCGGCATCGGTTGCTCCACGGCCAAGTTCAGACTGATAGACGGGCTCAAGCGTTGCCCCAGCGGAAGACTCGCTAGACAGCGAAACGTTAGATGAGCGAGTAGTGTAAGGTCCGCCAGTACCATTTCCAAGGCTTCTGTTTACCTGAGCCTGCTCCAAAAGGAAATCATTAATAGGAGAACTGGTAAACGATGCACCCTTGAGAACGGAGGACCATGAGGAGTACCCAGCCGCCTTCATTGTCTTGCGAAGATCAGCATACTGCTGCTGGTCGTTAGCCTTCAGCCAGATATCATAGTCACCCCAAGTGGGGTTATCTGGACCAATCGGGTTATTCGGATCAACGGCAGTATCTGGCGTGGCATATCGAACAACCTGCTTGGCCTGAGTGACTGGAATGCCCGTGTAACCACCAGAACCATTAATGACATCGAAAAATCCAGTGTTAAAACGGACCTGACTCGTACCAGTATTTAGGACTCCACCTTGCTTATTCGCTTCTTCTTTAGCGGCATCCCACGCACCACTCATCAGTCACCAACTCCAGCGCTCAACTTGTCATACTCCAAGTACTTATCATAGAAATCAGCAAACTGGTAATTAGTATTCTTAAACCCAGCGGCCCATTCAGCAAATACCTTTTGGGCATCAGCAGCACTAATGTTTCCTGCAGCAATATCATCGGTCGCTTGCTTACGCATATCCATGTATGTGCCTACAGCCTTCCACAATTCAGTGTCGCCGTACTCACTCATAAATTTCTTACCAGTAGCAGTGGACTCATCCATAATTGATTTAATGGTAATTACACTTGCCGCTGACGTATCAGTAAATGTCTGAAAAGCAATAAGCCATTCATTGCCATACTTTTTAGCCATCTGCGTTTTAGTGAAGTAATTCCAAGCGGCCTTAATGTCTTCTGCGCCCTTGGACTGCATTGATTTCAATCCACGGCTTGCCAGATCTTGATCGCGCTCTTCCTTAACTGCACGATACTCGCGAAATGCTCGCTGCATTTCGATAGAGTTCATCATTACCATTGCGTTCGGCTTGGAACGCCACGTGTCGTTCGTCCCAGGGACGGTGTTCTCACCGAGCCACTTGTATACGCTCGGATCAAACTCACCGACAGGAGCAGTCGAAATAAGCATTCCGACTAGTTCAGGATGTTCGGGGGACGATGCGGCAATCTGATTAATGAGATCCCCGTGATCGCGAATGATCTTGTAAGAATTCTGCGAAGGAGCAAAATACCCAGCACCGTATGAAGACGTTGACGCCGTCAACGGCAAAAACTCTTCTCCGTACTTATCAAGAAAATCCCGCTGCTTCTCGGCATAGGTGCGAGTGTCAGCAGTATCAGACTGGATTGCACGCCAAGCGTCCAACTCAACCTGATGCTTGCTCTCACGGGTGAGAGCGACTGGAGAAACAAGGGATGCGATCATTTTGAACACAAAGAAATTACGCGCCTTGTCCACAAGATCGTTGCTGTCTGGCTTGTCTACTCGATCTCCGCCAGATGCATACCAGTCAACAATAGACGATTGCACGATAGATCCGAGCACGGATAGGAAATCCATGTCGCTTTCTCCGCGCCACCAGTGCAGGAAATTTTGAGCAACGGTGGGAAGGAAAATTTTAGACGGATCTGCCGTAACGGTATCGAGCGGCGCAATCTGCTGCCACAGCACAGGGGCATGCTTGCGGATGGCATCCTGCCAGTCTGGCTTCGACTGAAGCACCAGGCCAGTGGCAAATGCTCCAGTCGGACCCATGCCAGGCGAGTACGGTGTCTCACCAGGAGTGACGATGTTAGCGGCGCCCTGGGCCATCTTAAACGGAACTCCGCCAGAGAACTTCATGAATACGTCGTTCATGTCCTTTGGCAGGACAATGAACCTGTTCTGCGATCCCGTTAGGAAACTAGTGCGTTCCTGCCCGACGGGCTTACCCTTCTCGTCTACGACAAGACCCATATTGTTAGGGATGTTCCACAGGATCGATGCTCGCGGAAGGATCGACGGATCCTTCGCCACGAGACCGATCCACACCTTGGTGCTGTTTTCCCATGCAGGGAAGAACGGGGCAATCCAGCGAGCGATAGCGGCAAGGTTAGAAAAACGCTCAATTGTGTAGAGCGTCTCATTCACTGCGCGTAGCGCTACAGTATGGGCGTTCTTATTAATGCGCTCAAGGACATCATCGGTAAGTTCCCCGCCCTGACTCTTGACGGTCTCAACGATACGATTAAACTCGCGATTCCATACCTCCGCGTAGAACGGCTGACGCACAAGCCGAGACTCGGGGAGAGTGCCGATAACCTTGAAAGCCGCGTTGATGGGGAGGTTAAACAGATCCTTGAACGACTTGTCGGAAAGGATATGCTTCGCAATATCCTTGCCGTGGATCGGTGACAGAACGGCGTTCTTGGTTCCCTTGCTGGCGATAATGTTTTTGTAGTTATCCATTGCCTTGCCGAAGGCAACGTTATCGACAAGGCCGTCAGGTCCGATAAAGTTGTCGGCCTTGGGCTTCTTGAGAACCTTGGCGTCCGCGACTAGGTTTCCGAGCATCAACTGCAACTGCTCAGGTGCCACATCTGCAGCGTTCGCTGCAGCGCGAACCTGCTCAGTCGGAAGGTAGCGGTTCACCATTGCGTGGATCTTCGCTGCCTGAGCGGGCATGTCCTTCTTCGACATCTGCATGTCTCGACGGTAGTTGATAAAAGAATCACTGACCATCTCGCGAGCCATTTTCTCGGCGCTCATTCCGCTGAGTGCAAGCCTGGACGCGGGATCGCTGCGGAACTGGCGGATCGAGGTAGCAAGTTCGTCCCAGTACTGCTTGTCACCAGGATTAACCTTAACCCAACTGCCCTGAGTGAGATGCACGTTGGACTCGCGCTGCCACTGGCTGCGCAGAGCCTTATCTACGGTACTCTCGTTAGACGCCATCTTGCGATACATGTTTCCAAGATCGCCAGCGAACGCACCGTAACCGTACTCGTTGGTCTGACTTCCAATGAAGTCGCGCCGCTGCAGGGCCTGCTTTCTCGCCACAATGTCATCCATCTGAGCAATGAGAATCTCATTCTCATTCTCGATAGCGCGACGTGCACGCACACCCTTCGTCTTGGCGAGTAGGGCGATGTTGGCATTGTGCTGCTTGATGATATCTTTCTCTGCCCGCAGCAGGGTGCCCATGTTCATGGCGGAACTTCCGCGACGTCCCATGTTTGCCGAAAAGTTCTTTACGCTAAGCGGGATATTCTTGAAAGCGGGAATGGTTCCGAGCGCCGCTGCTGAACGCAGCCAACCCTCGCCGACGTTACGCTGCGTGTAACCCAGGCGGATAAGAACTCCAGCCTTCCAAATCGACTGCAGTTCTTCGTAAAAGTTTGCAAGAACTGGGGTCCACTCGGCGGCACCATTCTTCGCGTCATTAATCGCCTTGCCAAGAACATTTCCGCTGTACTCCTGGCGCTTAAGAATCTTTACAGACTTCTCCAGCATGTTCATATCCATCATTGGGACAGACGTCTCTAACTGGCTAACCAGTTGAGGAGTGGCCTTAATGATGTTGTTGTTCTCGTCAACGCCGTATCCGCGTTCCTTGAACTGCTGAATCATCTTGCTACGACGCGAGTGAATCTTCTTGTAAAGATCATCAAGGGCATCGCGATCAGTAATCCCGTTATCCTTCATCAACTTTGAGATAACGTTCTGCTCAATGCGGTAAACCGCATCGCGCTTAGCCGTGGGATCAATTGCGCTGAGGTAGATGTTCATCTGCTCTTCGACAAAAGAACGATCCTGACGGATCGTCTTCGAGTCAGTAAGCGCAGCATGAAGTTCATCGGAAGACTTACCAACGTTTGACCCGCGAACGTCGATCATCCCCGAAGCGTGGTACCCGCCAATCCAATCCCACACGCGAACAACGCGATCAAAACTGGAAGCCTGGAAAGTTTGCTCAGCAACTGCGGGACCAGTGCCGACGGGCAGCCGACCCTTCTTGCGCTCAAGACGACTGATCTCATCCTTCGTGAGGGCGATGCCCGACTTGCGGACTTGGCCGACATTGGTCATGGCATCAATGCCATTGACCTCATCCTTCATGATGTCGCCAGCGTTGTACTTGCGGCGCGTTGCCCGCGAAGCACGATACGCGGAAGCAACCTTAGCGCCCCATGCGGTAACAGCGCTGTCAAAGGCACCAGCGGTTCGGAGAAGCGCATCGCCTTCGTTTGACACTACGCCGACTGCCTGCGCAAGTGCGTCATTACGGCGCACAAGATCCTCAAGGACCATGCCGATGTTAACGTCAACCTCGCGTGCTTTGGCACGCATCGCATCAGTCCACTCACCGATAGGGCGGCGAAATTCGTCAACCTCCGCGAGGTTGGGCTTGAGCGCGCGAGACATCGAGTCGTATGCCGAATGATGATCGTCGTGAAGTTTCTTAATGTATTTCTGGTTTCCAGATGCTGCGGCGATAAAGGTAATTGCATCTTCTTTATCGGTAATGCGTCCGCCGATACCAGCAAGAAGATCGCGATGCGGGTTGTTCTCGAACAGCGGATGCTCAAGAAGATCGGTAGCGCTTCCCCGAGTAATCTCATCAGCGTAGATGCCGAGAGTGTTGTCGCGAGTGCCAGTTATTTCACCACGAGCAATCTTCAGCGCAGTATCGGCCTCATCGCCAACCTTCTGCACCATCTTGCCACTTGCGATGGTTCGATTGGTAAGACCAGATACTTCGTAGACTCCGCCAATCTTTCCGCCGAAACGAGCGATCTTGATTCCCTTGCCGAAAACAACGGCTGGGTCAAGGAAGAATTGTACGGCGGTGTCGGTGGCTCCAGACAGAACCTTTCCAGGTCCACTTTCCTCGAAGACACGCTTGCGATCCTCGGCAGTTGAAGTGCGAAGATTAAACTCGTCAGTGAGGATGGGATTCTCTGGATCCCACTTCTCAATAATCTTGGTTGCTGGCTCGACAGCGCCGAACGCGGGAACCTGCTTGCCAAGTTTAACGGCATTAGCGACAGCGGTCTGGCCTACGCTTACCTGGCCAGCGGTGGTATTCCAGTCAAGGGTCTCGACCCCAGCAGGTGCGGCAGAAATGCCCCATGACTGAATTCGGTTTGTTCCCTCGTAAAGTCTAGTGACAAGGCTTCCAACCTTCGACGCTGCTGGTCCAGCGACAGGAATCGACGAGAAATCATCAATAGGGTTAATCTTGTCTGCTACCTTGGCGACAGTCCCGCCAAGGTCATCAGTCCACACTCGGTCCCAGATGGAAACGTAACCGTCGCCGTTAGCCATCGTTAACCCTTCTGTGAAATGAAATTCAAAAACTCATCGCGCTGCTCAGGGGATTCCCAGTTGGTCTGCCCAATTCCCCACACGATTCCAGCAGCCTCGACGCCGAGAGCGTCCACGGCTGCGGCAATATCATCAACAAACCTAGACATTCTGCTGTGACCTTAGGTAGCGCACGAATCTGATGAACGACGGAGGAGTCCCAGGCATCGAGGCAGTGCGCTCCAGTGACGGCAGGTAAGCGCCTAGTGACTTGGCGTCAATGCTTGACTGGCCCTTCATGCCCATAGACATGCCCATAGCCTCTGGCCCAGGGCCAGGACCGACGGGAGCGCCAGCGGTGACGGGCTCCTCTGGGCGCTCCGTGGGCGCGTCAAGCGGAGTCACCTGCGGCATCGGCGGACGCTCAGCCTTAGCCATCGGGGCACCAGCCTGAATCTCGCTGAACGCCTTCTGCTCGCCGTATGCGGCATTGGCCAGACGCTGCTGGCCCTGCCCTGGCCCGCCGCCATCAGTGCGACGGGACAGAGCGCCAGGACCGCTCACGGGTGCAGGGCGAGAAGGCTTCTGATATCCACCCTGTGCCATGATTATCCCTTCAGTGCTTCCTTGAGGCGCTTAGCGCCGTAGTAGCGACGAATCGCCTCCAGGTACTCTGGGTCATTCTTGCGAGACTGAACAGCCGCAAGAGACTTCGCCATGCCCTGCTTATTGATCTGGTCAATTACCGACTGCCGAACAGCAGAACGGCCCTTAAGGTACTTGGACTCGCCAGCCGCGCCAAACTTTTTGCCCGCTGGAGTCTCCCGCTTCGCGGCCTGCTCGGCGCGGGCCTTGTTGCGCATGGCAATGGAGAACATCCCAGCACCATTACCAGCCTGATATGTCGTCTTCGCCTTGGTGCTGGCTGCTGGCTTTGTGGTTCCGCCTACCGCAAGAGCACCAACACCAGTTGCGGCAACTGCGGCAGCAGTTCCAGCCTTAGAAATCTTGACTGGCTTGCTGGCATTAACCTTTGCTGTAGTCTTACCAAACTTGCTTTCCTTGACCTTTGTGGCGGCCTTTGCGACAGGGGGAGCAACCTTAGTTATGCCACGGCCAATGATGCTCGGCTTGCGCCGCTTGAAAAGATCACGAGCACTTTCCTGCGTGCGAGCAGAAAGACGCTTTGCGGCATCTTCCTTACCAGCGGCAATGCGCTTAGCGCTCGGCTTAGCGGGACCAAACTTCTGCTTAGAATAAGTCGTCGGGATATCCGTGGACTTTGGCTTTCTCGGAGTCTTTGGCTTGGCCGCAGGCTTCTCCGCAGCGGGAGCAGCCTCGGGAGCCTTGGACTTCTTCCCAGAGGTCTTGCTCTGGGTAGGAGTCTTAGCAGCGGGAGCCGCAGTCGCCTTCTTCTTAGTCGAAGGCTTCTTTGCGGCAGGAGCGGCAGGAGTCTCCACTGGAGTCTCAATAGGCTTCGTCTCTGCAGCCTTCGGAGCCTCAGGAGCCTTCTTCTTGGTGGAAGGCTTCTTCGGGGTAGAGGCCACAGGAGTTTCTGCAGGCTTCTCCGCTGCTGGCTTAGCAGGCTTAGCGGGCTTAGCAGGCTTGGGCTTTGCCGCTGCGGCAGGGGGAGCCTCGGGAGCGGCAGCCTTTACTGGTGCAGGGCGCTGAGCGAAACGAGCCTTCGCCGAAAGACGGCGAAGGTTGTTGCCACGCACGCCGTAGGCGGCAGTGATTGGGTTCTCTTCGCCAAACTTCTCTGGCTTAACTGGCTTGCCAGCGCGATCAGCCATCCGCTGATTGCGCTTCCACGCCGCCATGTCTGCTTCGTAGCGCTTCATATCAGCGGCGTACTTGTCCTTGACCGCCTGCGAAGAACGCTTACTCGGAACTCTGGCGTAGTCGCTACGCTTTGGCTCGAACATGATCTTTGCGCGGGCAGAAGCAGCAGTCTCGCGGACAGCCTGCTTAGGTGTGGCAGCAGCCTCAGCGGGAGCCTTGGTTCTGGGCGCAAGCCCCGAGTCTGCGGCGCTTCCTCCTACGTGGATACTTCCATATTTATCTTCAAGGTCGCCGCCAGCGCGAGCGCCGCGTCGCTCTGCCGCAATCTGAGCCTTAATTGTTTCCTCAAGCGCCTTAGCGTGTTCGGCCTGCTGTGCAGGAGTTCTGCCCGACTTTTTGCCGATGTCGAACATTTTCTTTTGCTTGGCAAGGAATGCGTCTCGCGCCTTCTTGGTCATACCAGTAGGCATCTTTGCGCCAGCGGGTGCTGCGGGAAGATCCCGAACCGTTGACTTGGGCCCAGTGTTAACTGAAGTGCTAGCGTTTTCCTTAGCAGCCTGCTTCTCAAGTTCGGTAGCACCCTCAGCGGTACGACTCCTACGAGTACCAGCGGCAATAGTCGCCGTCTCACTCTTAGTGCGACGCGCAGCAGCCTTAGTCGCTTCAGCCGAAACAGCCGACCGAGTCTTGCCAGCCGCCTTTGGCAGCGTAGCCTTAGTTGCTACCTTTCCAGCCTTAGCGGCTTTCTCTGCAGCCTTAGCGGCCTGCGCCGCTTCAGCAACGCCCTTACCTAGGCGAGCAATTTTACCGACAGGAAGAACCGAAGCAGCGGCGATACCAATATCCTTAACATTCGGATTATTGATATCTACGCCAACGATCTCTTTCACGGTGTGGCGAAGCCGCTCCTTCGGCTTCTGTCCCCAGTTGACGCCATACTTGACCACGTCACCCTTTTCCGTCTTGGCGCTACGCCAATTCGGATCACGCTGCATAGCAGCCTGACCAGCGGCCATCTGCTTACGTTGATCAGCAACGCTGGTGCGCTTACTGTCAGACATCGGAGAGGTGCCCTTGTAAGACAGGACGTCTTTAACGTCCTTGGCAAAATTTCCGAACTTGTCCTCGCCAGACTTTCCACCACTGCGGAACATAAGCGCCTTGCGCTTCTTTGCCTCGGCGGTAAGTTCCTTGGTCTTCTTGCCCCCGCCAGTACCAGGGGTATAGGTAAACTTTTTGGGGGCCATCAGAGTCCTTACTTAACCTTGTTGCTGTTGCCCTTGATACCCTTAGGGGTAACGCCCTTAGCAACATTGCCGCCACCGACGATCTTGCCACCAGCCTTCATGCCCATAATCGGCTTGCCGACGGGAGCGGTACCCTTACCACCCTGCTTACCAATAGCCATAACTACTTACCCTTCTTGAACGGAACAAACTTCTTCTTAGTGGACTGACCAGCCTCGCTGAGCGCAATAGCGATAGCCTGCTTCTTGTTCTTCACCACAGGCCCCTTCTTGCCGCTATGCAGAGAGCCAGCCTTAAACTCGTGCATTACCTTCTGAACCTTGCCACCCTTAGCGGACGGCTTTGCTGCCTTCATTAACGCTCCTAAGCGGGAACTGCGCGAGACACCTTGCTCGACAGGGTCGGATTACCAGAACCAGTCAGGCCAGCAAGCAACTGCTGCATCGGCGGACGGCCCTGCGGAAGAGCCTCATTCACGACAGGCTCACCAGGCTGCGGACCCTGCGGGCCACCAGCGGGAGCACCACCCATCATCGCCTCAATCCCAGGCGGAGCAGCAGGCGCAGGCTCAGGCTTGGGCTGCTGGAACGCCTTAGCGACGGCATCCTCAATGGGAACACCCTTCTTACGGGCCTCAATAACCTTGGCCATCTGCTCAATGATCTTCGTCGGATCCTGACCCTGCGAAGCCATCTGCGGAATCGCGGCAGCAAGAGACGCAACACTCGCCTTCAGCGAGTCACGCATCTCCTCCATGTCCACGGCACGCTCCTCCTCAGCAGCATTCATGCTGATCGGAAGATGACGGCGCACAAACGAACGGGAAAGCAACTTGTCGCCACGAGCCTGCAGCGCAAACACCAGCGCACGGTTCGGGTCAAGCCCAGCCATAAGCCCATACTCGACATTCACGCCGTACTGGCCAGCAATGTCAGACTGGGGCTTGTACTTCAACTTGTACGGCACGCCATTAGATGAACCCTGCACCTCACGGGGAGTATCACCAAAGTAAGCCTCGTCCACCATGAGGGCGACAGACACCGCGTCACCGAGTGCCTCACCAAGGACACCCTGAGCAACCTTGACCTGGCCGTCGAACGCGGCCTGGAGCGCCTTAACGCCCTGGCCCGTGACAATGGAACCGTCAGCCTGGCCCGCACGGGACTCAGGGAAACGGGTACCGAAACGAAGTTCATCCCCGAGAAGGTTATTCTCCGCGAACGCATACTGCGGAAGGTCCAGAGGGACACGGCGGATCTTCTCGGGGGAGTTTGAGCGGATGACCGAGTCAGGTCCAATGGACAACTGGGTAACATCCTGCGGAAGGGCGAGCGGAGCCTCAACAGACTTCTGCGTCGCCTCCATCATTAGGAGAGCAAGTCGAGCCTTCGCTGCATACACGGGAAGCACATCGTCGAACTGCCCGCGCGCCTGATTATCCAGCGACGGTCTCTGCGCAACCACAACAGGGACACGATCAATCTTGTTCGCCACCTGGGCAAGAACGAGACCCTCACGCTCGGGCAGGAACATAACGCTAGTCTTAGCGTCATACCAGCGCACCACCTCAATGTACTCGGTACCATCAGTGGCACCGAACATTCCACGCTTCATGATCTTGTCAGCCAGTTCAGGGAACATGGCAGCCAGGTCGCCAGCGCGACGCTTGAACACGCTGCAGTACACGTTCATGTTACCGAAGCGGTCAATGTCGTAGTAGGCGCCCTCGGAAGACTCCACATGAATATGCGGACGTCCACCCTTAAAGTTAGGCTCCACACGGAACGGCACAAAACCGTACGTGATGAACTGATCCGCAGCGCGGATCATCGAGTTGCCCAACTTGCTGGAAGCAATGTAGTAGTTCGCGATCTTCGTGCGCTTATCAGCCTTAGTGCGGGCCGACTCATCCAGCGCCGAGTCACCAGAAGCAGTGATCGTCGGGATGATGCCGATCTGCTCGGACAGATCCTTAGCGACAACGTCGATCAGGTTCGCCACAATGGGGCGAGACCACATGCCCTCAGGGAACAGGCCAGGAAACACCTGCTCCGCGTGACCTGCACGAACGAGAGCCACTTCACGCATGCGCTTATCACGCTCGCTGTTGCGCTTCTTGAGAGCGTCAAACTTCTGCGCGTAGTCAGCCACTCGCTCACCTCCTTCTAGATACGGGAGAAGCCCTGCTGCGAAGCAGCAAGTTCATCCAGGTTGATCACGTAGCGGGTCTCAATATCCCGAGCAGACGCGAACTCATTCTTAAGAAACTTAGACACACCCTGCGACTGGGCGCACACTTCACGGGCCACAATCTCGCAGAACCACAACGCCATCACGGCGTCCATCTTCAACTTAGAGCCGCGCACACCAGGCTGCCAAGTGATCAACTGCTCAATCATCTTCTTCACATGCTCCGAATTCGAAGCATCAGGCAGTTCAATCAGGTTGTCCTTGGCGTGCTTGGTGGCCTCCTGGCCATCACGCTTCGTCTTAGTACCGAACAGCGGGGCCAGTGACGCGACACCAAACTCGGGATCCTGCTTATTGTTGGACGTATGATGAGGCCGATACGCAATACCCTTAGCGGCAAGGAACGACCTGATCTCCTCATCCTGAGTGAGGAACAACTGGAACGCATTCGACTCCACAATAATCGTGTGAGGCTTATATGCGTCCGCCCATTCCTTAATGAGAGACCTAATCGCCGCAGGCGTCGGTGCAGACATGATATTCACGTCCATCACGTAACGCTTATTCGTGCGACGATCCACAGCATACGCAACCGTTGCAGTATCCCCCGACATAGCGGGATCCATCCCAATGACACGATAGAAATTCTGCGAATCCGCAGGATGACCTGCCGCGCCAGATACCAGAACCCCAGGCTTTCTCATACCGTTAACCGCGCCTCTGACGCACACTGGGTCGAAGATGGCATCTTCAGCGACATCGAGGTTCTGGTACACCAGAGACCATTTACCTGGTCCAACCTCGTTACGCACATTGTTCAAGCGGGGACCGCTCCAACGTTCGAACAAGCCATTCTCATCGGGGACGTCAGTCTCCGACAGAATCTGCTCGCTCTTGGGCCACAACGTGACCCAGTCCTTAGGTTCAGGTGCGTACTTCAGCACCGCAGGCATCGCCAGGTAAGTCCACGGCACATGCCCATCCGTGTAATGATCCGTGTTCCGCAGTTCCTTATACAGGTCCACAGGAGCCACACGGGTACCGACAATCAGCAATTGGCCACCGCCAGGTGGCAGACGAGACGCCACTTCCTGACGGATCCAATCCATCTGCTTCGGCCACTCCCCAGCATTGCTGAGGGTCACCACGTCATCAAGAATGATCAGCGTCGCACGGCTACCATAGATCTGACCACCCATGCCGAGAGCCTCAATGGTCGGATCCTTCTCGCCAGAGTCTCGGGCTTCCCCACCCAAATAGATCTTATTAGCCGACCACTGATCAGCCGTAGCCTTATAGCCATCAGCAGGACCAAACGCCAACTGAAGATCCGCATACCGAGGGTGAGTCAAACGCTGCTTAATCGCATACAGGAACTTCGAAGCCTGATCTCGCGTCTTCGACACCACCATGACATTAATATTCGGATCCTTAGCAACCCGATACGTCACATAGTTAATAGTCGCCGTCATCGACTTAGCATGGTTCGGCGGAACATTCACCAGCAGGCGAGACAGGCCACCAGTGCCCTTCTCGTACAACATGCCCTCAGCCAGCCAGGAAGGCTCACGGCCCTCCATCATGTCCACCACATTCAACATGTGCGGCCACACCCGAGTATTCAGGTACCGCTCCGAGAACTCGGCAAAGCCGATGTCCGAGCGGCGAGCCTCAGCCACAACGTCAGTCTGCCGCAGGCGGACCTTATCCACCATCAACGCAAAGTCGGGATTTTCCCGACGCTGCACATCATACCAAGACCGAGAACGGCCGACGAGCAACAGCGAGTCGGTCACCGTACGACCTTGACGGACAGAATCAACAATCTGCTGGCGAGCCTCAGGAGCCGCAATGCGGCGATGAGGGGAGCGGGGATCAGCCATACACACTACCTTCCACTAGCGGCCCGCCGCCAAAGGCGGGCAGCAGGGAAGAAACAGGAACAACAGGGCACAAAAATAGGGGGGCCACCGCAATGGCAGACCCCACGCCGCAAGTACCCTAAAAACGAATTCGAAGCAGCCTGGGGCGCAGCCCCTTGCTGCATATAAAAAGTCTCTTTACTAGTAGAGGGGCCTTGAAAAACAGGCCATTTCAAGGGGTAGTTAGGTTAAATCTTTGTAAAGCGTGTCCCAGTATGTCCCAATTCATCCACAAAAAATACCCCCCATCAGAAAAAAATTTACAAACCACACCACCCAAAACTCCAGTTGAATATTTTCAGAAGGACACACGGTACGGTACCCGCCCCCCACCTTAAACACCCTGGGGTCGCCTCTTCCCCCTCACGGACGCACCCCTCCCCCCTCCTCACGTGGCCCCACGGGGGCCTCTCGACGCCACTGGGGCGCGAAACGAACGGCATCGGACGCGGGGGGCCTGGCCACTGTCGCGGTGCGTGGGCTGGGGGGTGTGTTTCCCTCGTGGATGTTAGAATGGTGTTATTGGATCGAGGGTCGGTCTGATCATCTGGGAGGTTGTCATGCGTAGTGAGTTGGGTTCGCGGAAGGTTGCGGAGTGGATCGTGGACGATTCGATGGAGAAGCGTCTGCTGGCTGTGATGGAGGTTCTGGATCGTGGCACGTGGCACGTGGGGCCTGATGGGCAGATCGTGATTCGTACGGGTTTGCGCTTTGAGGGCGCGTCGGTCGTGGAGTGGGAGGAGGAGGAGGAGGATTGGGATACGCCTCCCGTGTGGATCTGGTGCGAGGCGTGCGAGGAGGAGTGGCTGGAGTCGGAGTATGACTCGTGCCCTGGGTGTGTGGCGACGTCCATTGGCCGCTAGTTTCCCTCGTGAATGCCATAATGGTGACAGGACGAAACGCCGTGAGGCGTCGGCGAGTGAGTGCTCGCCCTGATGAGTCCATCAGCAAATTGTTGGGAGGCAGTTATGAGCAAGGGTTTCATCGTGTGGGAAGGCGCATCACCCGTTGACGGTGCGCCGATCGTGATGATCATGACGATGTCGACGACGAACAGGAAGACGGGTGACATGGTGCAGACGTGGATTCTGCGCCAGGACATCGACCCTGTCGAGGCAGTGAAGACTCGCGAGGATGAGTCGATCTGCGGGCAGTGCCCGCATCGTGGTGGCGTGGATCGTGGCCGCTCGTGCTACGTGAACGTCGGGCAGGCTCCGCTGTCGGTGTGGCGGAAGTACAAGCGTGGTGGGTACGCTCGCTTCACTCGCAAGGAGTGGGGTCTGCTGCGTGGTCGCAAGGTGCGCTTCGGGGCGTATGGGGATCCTGGCATGGTTCCGCTGGATCGGCTCGCCTTGCTGGCTCGCCTGTCCGACGGCTGGACGGGGTACACGCACCAGTGGCGTGCGATCGAGGCAGGCTACGCCGATTACCTCATGGCGTCGGCGGATGGCATGCAGGACTACCTCGATGCGCGGCGCAAGGGTTACCGCTCGTTCATCGTGGTCCCGAAGGGTGCGGAGCGCCCGCAGGGGTCAACGTTGTGCCTGTCGGTCGCTCGTGGCACGTCGTGCCTCGACTGCGGGGCGTGCGCTGGCACTCGTGAGGGCGCGGTCAAGGGCGCGGTCTCGATCTACATCGAGGCGCACGGCACTGGCGCGAAGTGGGTGACGGCATGAGGCTGACGAGGCGCGGTCGTGTGGTGGTGGGCGTCCTCGTGGCGTCCGCCCTCACGGGCGGCACTGCCCTGGTCGAGGGGCTGTCCGTCCTCCTGTTTCACTAGGTTTCCCTCATAGATGCAACAATGGAGATATCAATCGAGCAAAGGAGCAAGGCAATGAACGGAATTCAGTACGAACTTGACTGCGTCATGACCAAGTCGGACGCGGTGCGCTTGGTTAAGGCACTCGCTGATGCCCTCATCGTGACGACGCACGACGACTGCGTGACGGTGCGAGGTTGGCGCTCGTACCCCGAGTCGGAGCGCATGTTCATCGAGATAGATCGGCAGCCTGTTGGCGCGCTCATCATGGCGGAGGTAGATCGGTGAAGGTTTCGGTGAAGGTCACGGTCGACGTCGATGTCGACTCGTGGATGCGCGAGTACGGTATCGCTCGCAGCGAGGTGCGCCAGGATGCGCACGATCTCGTGAGTGAGGCGATCAGGCAGCACCTCGATAACCTGGGCCTGCTGACGCAGTCCCGCTAGTCTTTCTGTCCCCTTCGGTGCGGGGCATGGCGTCCTCCCACGTCATGCCTCGTGCCGTGAGTGACAGACGGTTACTCTTTCCTATCGAAGGGATCAATCATGGATACATCGAATCTGAATCTGCGCGGCATGGCTGGGCAGGAGTGGGGTGCGCACGAGGCGCACGAGTTCGGTCGGATCGATCACCCGTACGTGGGCGATGTGCTGCCGAATGGGGCGACGGTCATCGCCTACCACCACGAGGATGGCGGCAAGGGTTACGTCCTGGCCTACGTCCTCAAGGGTGTGAGCGGTCACGAGTACGTGACGTGGCGCTACCACCTCGCCTCGCCGACGACGGACCTGCGCGACGGCATCCTCTGCCACGACGGTCACTACTTCGGCAGCCTCATGTCAGCGGTCAAGGATCTCTCGCGCCGCATCGGCTGGGACGACTAAGTTTCCCTCATACATGCCATAATGGAGTCATCAACTACAGAACGGAGCAAGTCATGAGCAACTACAAGATCGAGGTGCCCGCCCACATGATCGAGGTCGGGCATCGTCCGAACGATTCCGTCGTCGTCACTCGTGCTGATCGCACGGCTGACGGCAAGTACTACATCGAGGCGCACTACGAGTACGCCTTCGGGCAGGCGAAGGCTTTCACCTGCACGCTGGGCAAGGACAGCGTGCTCACCTACGACGTTGAAGTGGAGGACTAGATGAGCATCAACGACAGCATCATGTACGAATCGTGCGTTACATGTAACGTGCCCACCTTCGGGGTGGACATGTGCGACACATGCGAGACCGTCCCCTCGGTCACGTGCCCCAACTGTGGGGATCTCGCCACCCCGTACCACATGTACGTGGATGGATTGTGCGAGCGGTGCATCGAGGCAGGGCACGACGCCTATGACCGCGAGTATGCTAGCCTTGCCAGATGGTACGCCAACAACAACTAACGACAGGAGTACGACAATGTTTATGAGCCTCGGTCAGAAGATCGATACCGACAACTACTACACCAGGATCCGCTCGGATTACATGAACGACACGGGCCTCGGCCCTCGCATCCGTATCGCATTCGGATACGGCGACGCACTGCTGCTCGACATCAAGGAGGCACGTACCCTTGCCCTCGAACTTGAGGCTGCACTGCGTGATGCATGGAGCGACGATGCCGAAGGCATCACGGACGATGTCGCATGACGTGCGTCCTGTTCCTCATGGTCGTGGCCCTCGGCACTCTCGCCTTGGGCTACGTCATGGGACGTGACACTGGCTACGAATACGGCTACAATCAGGCAGAGAAATACTTCAAAAACCACAACGCAAACAAGGAGAACTAATCATGAACACTGCAACCCGTCACCGCATCAACAACCTGTTCGGCAAGACCCTCATCAACACCGCCGACGCAACCAGCGTCGATCAGGCAATGCACATCGCCGACCTCGACTACCGAGTGGCGAAGGTCGACATTCACTCCACCTACATCGACCCCAACGGGGCAGGCGTGATCGACTTCCCGCAGCACGCTGGCATCATCCGCACCGACACACTCAAGCCGCTCTCAATCATGAGCGCGAAGTACGGTGTGCTGCAGAACGACGAGGTGTTCGCACCTCTCGACATCCTCATGCGTGAGGGCATCGTCGAGTCCATCCCGCAGGCTGGCTACACCAACGATGGTGCGCGTGTGTTCATGCTCGCTCGCCTGTCGGGTGAATCGAAGTTGGACTCGTTCGATCCGACGCATCGCAACATCCTCATCGCCACCACGCACGACGGTAGCGGTGCGACCACGGCACGTGGCTGGATGGAGCGCGTCGCTTGCGCGAACCAGATGCCCACGATGGTGAGCAAGAAGGGTGCGCTGATGCAGATCCGTCACACCGCTAACGCTGCCGACTATCTGAAGGACTTCCGTGCCGCAGTGGTCGGGGCAGTGCGCTCGATCGAGACGTTCGAGCAGCAGATCATCGAACTGTCTGACCAGTCAGCCAGCAAGGTGCAGAAGGATCGGTTCATCAACGCGATGTTCCCCGTCGCACCGTCGCTGCTCAACACCCGTGAGGAACTGCTCACCCGTGGGCAGAAGTCGCAGGTGACTCGCGCTCTCGCTGGTCGTGACCGTCTGCGCTACCTCATCGAGGAGGCACCGACCAACGCCAACGTGCGGCACACGAAGGCGTCGCTGTTCCATGCGGCGGTCGAGTACTCGGACTACTACTCGGCAGGCAACCGTGTCGAGCGTGCCCTGTACGGGCGCGACATCGCCTTCAAGGCTAAGGCGCTGGAACTCGCAGCGCAGTAACCCACAGACGCCGTGAGGCGGGGTGTATATCGGATTCCGTTGGAGCGGTTACCCGATGGGAAGCATCCCGCCTCACGTGCACAACTCAGAAAGGATCAGATCATGCTGGAATTCAAGGAACCCAAGGGCGGATACGACCGCCGCAAGCGAGCAACCGACGCCGCAATGGAACTACGCAGTAACCCGAACCGTTCCGCTATCGTCCGCACCTACCCGCTGGAGCGGCAGCAGAACGCACACACGTACGCCTACAACATTCGGGCTGGCAGGTTCCCTGCCTATCGTGGCTGCACTGCGAGTGCCGTGACTGAGGATGGCGTGGTCAACGTGTACGCTATGTACGAGAGGCTCGACGACGTCGAGCGCATGAGTGACGCTGTTTGTTTCGATACCGTCCCGACAGAAGGAGAGTAGTTATGTGTGAGTACCAAGAAGAGCACGATGATCTGTGCATCATCAATGAATGCAATGAGATCGGATGCTACGAGCACACGTGCCAGTGCAGCCTGATCGCGAAGGTTGAAGATCGCTACCGTGCGTATGCCGAGCGTGAGCGCGAGGAACAGGAAGAGCAGGCCAAGTGGTACGCACTGGCCAGGCTCATCCGCGAGGGTGACGAGGTTCGCATCAAGGTCGATAACGGAGACAAGATCTTCGGCTACGTGCAGGGCAAGGCAGTGCGCACTGGACCCAAGCGGACAGGCGTGGCCGTGTGTGGTGTCACCATCCTCGACCACAATGCCAAGCGCGTATCGAATGGCATCAAGGAAATCAGCATCATCGAACTGGTCAAGCCCAGTGGCACCGCGACCTACTGAGGTGACGCTGCTCGCCAAGATGATGGACCCCGACCTCAGCGATGACGCCAAGGCGCTAGCAAAGGACATGATCGAGGCGCTCGACAAGGCGCGAGAGGATCGCGATCAGTGGATCGTCACGGCACGCACGATGGTGGGTGGTCCGATCATTACGGTCGGACCATTCAGCACCATGCTGCAGGCAAGCAAGGCAATGAAGAAGATCTCGTTCGTCGACATTGAGGGCGAGGGAGTGGGCGCAATGTTCTTGAACATGAAACCCGTGTCATGGATCGACAAGTACTAACAACTAGAGGGGCCGTCATCGCGACGGCCCCTCTTTTTTTTGCCCATTTTTACTGGCCTGGATTCCGCCCGCCCAGGAACTCGATCACCTTGCGCACGCCAGCATCCACCAACTGGTCCACACGCTGCGCCGAGATCTCAAGTTCCTCGCCGATAGATTCCAGAGTCTCATCCTCCACCACCCTACGCACCAGCACAAGACGGTGACGGTCATCGAGACGCTTCATCGCTGAGTCAATGTCTGCCATCATCGCAAGCAGATCATTGCCCTCGCTAGGCAGGGACTTCTTACGCCTGCCACCCATCTCGGCAGGATCGAGGATCTGTCCAGCGATGTCGTACTCGCCTGATCCCCACACCTTGATGAGGTTCTCGATCATGATCGGACGGTAGAAGTACTCGTCCTCCATCTCATAGCCGAGCGCTGTCGCCTTCTCCTTGCGTGCGTGCCGCTCGCAGCGGCGACGCAGGAACGTGATCATCGCTGTCTCTCCTGCACGCTGGCTGCCCTTGTCCTTGCGGCGCACGTGCTGGCCTGTCTCCTCGTCCACCTCGTACATGTACTCAAGCACCTTGTCCTGTCGCTTGAATGCGTACTCGGCTGCGATCTGACGCAGATCATCCGCTTCTACCCAGCGCCTGTAGTCTCGGGCTACGGGTCGGGCAGCGAGGGCTGCTAGTTCCACGATGTCCAGCCATACTGGATCCGTGCTGCTGATCTCCTGCACCTCGACTACCACTTGTACTCCCTGATATCGAACACCACATGGCATGACCTGCACCGTGGTGAGTAATGAGCAGGGTCTGCCGAGTACGTGGTCTCGTGCCCCCTAGACGTGAGGCCTACCAGTTCGGCAGGATCATTACGGTCATACGACCAGTCGATGGCCTGCTTGCCGCAGTCCACACATGTGCATTCGGAAGCAGACCCACGCGCTTTACGCACGCGCATGTGCGCACCGCTGTATGTGACATCTTTCTTGCGCGGGTTGGCCTTTCCGTTCCACATGCTACGTCCTAAGCGCAGCCGCTCGTAGTGCGGCTTGCATGCCGCCTTTGCGTATACCTCGGCCCCACATGGGACTACGTCACAAATCACCATGCGTAGCGCACCCCGTCCACGACGAATGACTTGTTGATGATGGGCACGGGCAGTGGCGTGACAGCGCCACGATCCTCGACGAGTATGCCGAAACCTTGCTGCCAGTTCGCCATGCCTTTCATGTACGCCATGCCGCTGGTCTTGATGTCGATGAGATGCCCGACTTCGAATCCCCAGCGGACACGCTGGATCTTCGCGCCGACCATCTCGGTCTGGGGCACGAGGCCGATGCGATGCGTGTGTCCTGACACGACGGATGCGCCGATGCGGGTGCTGAGTCCTGCGGCGGTCATGCCGCCGTGTTTTGATAACGATCCCTCATCACCATGCATGAGGTACCAGCCCTTCGCCAACTGGTATGGCTCCTTATGGAACGTGATACCAAGATCGGCATGACGGAAGAAGGCTGAGTACTCCAGTTCGGGCAGGCCCATGAGGCCAGGCAGGCGGGTGGAGATGGAAGTCCACAGCCTATCGCCGTGGTTGGATCGGGAAAGATGTTGCACCCCAAGGGTTTTCAGCACATCGACAGTGACGTCCCTGTGCTTGGCGATGTCGCCAGTGAACTCACCCTTGGTGCCTCGGGTCCAGCGTGACAGCATCGGCAGGTCCGCCTCGTCTCCCACGCAGGCCACGCTGTCGGGCTTGTAGTCCTGGATGAACTGCGCTACTGCATCGACGGCACGCCTATCCACGTAGGGTGCCTGAAGGTCGGAGATGATGACGGTTGTCTTCATGCTGACATCTCCCCGCCGAGGGCGGCATAGCCGCAGATGTCTATCCACGAGTCCATGTATCCAACATTCTTACTGGCACGAATGGACTTGAGTGCGATCATCATGAGGGCCACTTGACCAGGGGAAATGGGCTGCACATTCAAGATGGCAGCCCACGCTTCACCTACCCTGCGATGCGTGTCGTGCGAGTCGCCGTACTGGATGGCCCTGTCGCCACCGATGAGAGCCTTCGCCTCATCTAGGATCTGGTCACGCTGCATCGGAGCATTCCTTACTCTATGGACCCCACCAATTCAGCGAGGTACTGCGCTCCGTGTGACAGAAGTGTACTGTTGATGTCTTCCCCCATGGGGAGCGACACGCGGACAGCATTCGGCAGGGTGTCCACTAGTCGGCGGGCAAGATCCTGCCCAGGATTAGACCCGTCTTCCTTGAGATCGTTATCAGTAACGACAATGACTCGTCCGATTCCGTCAAAGCATCGAGCAAAGTGTGGCTTCCAGGCGTTGACTCCTGCGACAGCAACGGCAGGTAGTCCTGCCGAGGTGGCTGCGATGGCATCGAGTTCCCCCTCGACTACAAGGACTTGTTCGACCGCGTCGATGATGGCTTGAACGTTGTAAAGATGATGCTTCTGCCCCGTCGGGCTCGTGTACTTGGGGGTCGAGTCATCGAGTTTACGGAACTTGAAAGCGACCACACCGCTGGCCGTTCGGTACGGGATGGAGAGCGTGTTGATGAACCTGTCCTCGTGACCTGGCGCAGGCTCCGCCACATATCCGAGAAGAAATTTTTCCGCATAGTCGAGTAGTCCCCTCTGCTTCAGGTATTCCTCAGCGGGCGAGCCCGCTAGTTCCATGTGGTAGTCGTTGGCTGCGCGTGTCCACATGTCTATGAGTTTCTGGTTCGGTTTCATTGTTCCTTCCTGGCCTTACTGTTCTTGCGCCATGCTTGTTCCTTGGCAGTCTTCGCTGCCCAGAATGCATTGGCCTCGCAGTCAGGGCATGCGCCGTCACCGTGATCTAGTTCGCACACGAAGCACATTGTCATTTCGCAACCTCTTTAATTTGTTTCGCTACCACGAAGAGGGCGGCAGCAATGTCGTCGCCTGGTGTTGGCGGCATGCCTTTCAGTTTACTGCGTCGCTCTTCAGCATAGTCGCTGGCCATGTCAGCGGCATCGAGCAGGCCCTGCTTGTAGGCACGCTTGCATCCCATGCAGGGGCACGGGCTACTCATCGCTCACTTCCGACAGGTCAATGAAGTCCTCGGGGTTACCACCCCGACGCAGATAGTCACGGCCACCATCAACAAAGATCGATCGACACGAGCACAACACGAAGTCGTGCCGATGATTGGAGTAGATCTCATCGCCACACTTGGCACACTGGGCTGCGTTACGAATGATCACGAGGCTTCACCTTCCGCATCTTCCACTTCATGATCCAAGCCTGACGCTTCTTCGACCACTTCCACTTGCCTGTGAATTCCTTCATCGCTCTCCTCATGACAATCGCATGTGCATACGACGGTCGCGTAAATGTATGGGCAGATCTCGTGGTCATCGGTGATACACCAGCCAGACACGAGTGTCACTTCGGTTCCTGCTCACTGCGCACTGCTCGGATAACCTCGCAGAAGATGCAGTCGTTCGGTCGGATCATCGTGTTCTTCTCACGAGGACATTGCGGATCATGTTCCGTAGCCACAGTTAGTTCCCTTCCAGGCGAGCACGCCGCCATTACGAATCGAATGAATGAACACTGCATCCTGCACATGGGCAGGGGCGTTGCCCGCTGGCCCGTTCGCCCACTTCTTAGCGATCGGCACCCACTTGGCGTTGCCGTGCCAGAAACGGTAGATCATTTGATACGCACCGCTTGCGGTGCTGTTCGGATTCTCGGCACGATAGTGACCGAGGTTAATTGACTCATGCTTGCGGATACACAGCGACAATTCACGGATCCACTTAGGCACACCATTCCACACGTCACTGTTGGAATCCTGGTACCTATTCGTGGTCGCCTGTTCACTCGCGACCACATGCTCTACGGCTAGATCAATCATGATTACTCTCCTTGAATCAACTCACTCACTGGACCGCCAGAGTTTACGTCAAGGTCAATGGCAATGTCCATAGCGCGGTAAGGGTTAGCGCCCGCTATGTATGCGGCGACGGCCAGGCTGCCGCCTGTCCCGATGCCCATCACGTTGCGCTCGTCGAGCAGCACGGTCAGATCATTCTCGATCAGGAATAGTGTCCCGACCAGGGACACGAGGGCCTGGAAGTCATACTCGCCTTCCTTGGCTGGGCAGGTCTCGTCGAGTGCGGCACGTAGCGATGGTACGAAATGTCGTACCATGTGCTCGTACTCTGAGCAGGCGTGCGCATAGAACGGGGGCTGCCACTGCCACAGGAACAGGTCACAGGCAGCGCCACTGCCAGCGACACCGAACAGGTACTGTCCGTCTCGCTCCATGATCTTGGGCTGTTGCGCGTGACGCATCGGCTTGTCCCCTGCCACGGTGCGGCTGTCCCCCAGTAGGCGGACAAGTCCTGGCTGGTGCTGGATGCCTAGAATTGTGGTCACACTGCGCTCCTCAACTTAGGTGGAATCCATCTGCCACCCTTGGACTTGCCCCTGGATGGCCTTGTACGGGGCGTAGAGCCACCTGTGAGCCCGTTAACCCACGCCCTGGCCTCTCGGTACTCCAGGTTTTCTAGGGCCATGACGAGGCTTACAGCGTTTCCGCCTGCCCCGCAGGCGTGGCAATGCCACAGCCCCTTGCCCCTGTTCACAGAGCCCGACGCCACCCTGTCCTCATGGACGGGGCACTTCATCGGATGCTCCCCATACCTGGGCTCGGGCAGGTTGTAGTGATCGAACACTGCCAGCAGTTCAGCCTCGCTTGCTTCCTCATCCATCATGACAACCCCAACCCGTGAAGCATGTTCACCAGTTCCTCAAGTTCCATCGTCACCCTAGCCTTGCGGGTGTGCTGGTTCCTGGCCTTCACCACAACCAGCGGATATCCCACAACTCCGTACTTATCTTCGTAGTTGTGAGACTCGACACTGGCCTGGCGCAGGAACTCAGCCATGTTCGCGGCCTTCACATTCTTAGCCTCGACCACGAGCACATGCCCGTTGCGTAGTTCAATCGCCACGTCGCCAATGTCCTTGGCTCCAGCGCGAGGCAAACGCCTCGCCTTCAAACCTTCCTCATTCGCATAGTTCTCAATGTCGGCCTCCCACTTGGAGCCCTTCGCTTTATTGGCTGAAGACACGGTAACCCACCAGATTGTCGATGACACTGCTCGGCTTGTTATTGATGATGTTCATCCTGGCACGGATCTGCTGCCTCTCCTTCGGCATCAACCCACCCCACAATCCGTAGCCGTCATCGTTACGGATCGCATAGTCACGGCACCGCTCCAACTCGGGACAGTTCGCGCAGATACGGCGGGCTGCCTTCAGCCCCGACGTGTCATAACCCTCAACAAAGAACGACTCAGTATCGGTTCCGATACATGAAGCATCAGGCAGATGCGGGAAGATGATCACTGCCACTGCCTGCGGGTACGGTGCATGTCCAACTCCTGATGCGTATTGAATAGAGACATGGATGCGGCATCAACATAGACAGTGATCGGGCTCTCCGCATTCGGGTCAGCGACACCGTCACGATTCTTCACCGCAGCAACATGGTACTGATCCCCATCCAAAGCCACGGTCAAGATAGTCTCAGGCAACTGAGACACCTTCCCCATGATGGACTTCATCGGGCCAGGACGTGTCGCCTTAGATGTCTCCTCTGAGGTGTGGTGCAGGACGACAACTGCAGCCTCAGTTTCACGGGCCAGTGAGTGGAACGCGGACATGGCGTCACGCATGCCAGTCCATTCTGAATCGGCCATTGATGCAACGTTCATTAGGTTGTCGATGAAGATGGCAGACGGGCAGCGCCCGAACAGTTCAATGTATGCCTGCACTTCTTCGTAGATTCCATCGAGCGATGGATGCGGATCGGGATCGATGCGCACGCGACGATTCAGTTCATACAGTTCATCCTCGATCAAGGTAACGCCAGGCCCCTGGCGTAGTTCCTTGACCTCGTTCACTGTCTTCTTTAACATGACGGCACTGGCACGGTTAGCGACCGTGCCCATGTCCGAGTCGGCACTGAAGTACAGCACGGGCTCGCCACACTTGATGGCATACCAGAGCGCGAGAAGAGTTTTCCCGCGCCCTGGCTGGCCACAAATCAAGTGCAGTTGCCCGTGACGAAACTGAATCGTTGCCGCCGTGAGGTTGGGCAGGATCTCTGGGAGATCCTTGCCCGCCTCCGACGTGCCACGGACTACCTGCAGTAGTGAGCGCATACTAGTTGGGGAACACCATGTCGCAGGTGGCTTCCTTGTAGTTGCCCCACGGTGAACCGTTGACGCAGACGTAGCCAGTGTAGGCGCGGCCTGCCTTGTTGGTGCCCTTCTTCACGTAGCGGGGACCGTGCGAGCAGGTGCCAGCGGACGGGTCACCCTTCGTGTACACGTTGCCCCACTTGTCGGTCTTCTGCTCGATAGCGGCTGGGGTGTCGGTGATGTCGGTTGCTGCGATACCAGCAGCAGCCAGGGTTGCAATCGGGTTCGGTGTTGCGGCAGGCGCAACAGTGTTACTCGTTGCACCCATGTACGCCTTGATCGTGTTCAGTTCATCAACACGGGCGAGCATCTCTTCAAGGGTGTTCGCTCGACCAGTGAGCAGGTCCGAGTTCGGACCAACCTTAACTGTCAGGGAGAACGGTGACTCAGTGCTGTTACTCATGACTTGCCTTTCTTCAGTGGATTATTCATCGGGTAGTTTGCGGACTTGGAACCGTTCACTGCTACACAGTAGTCACGGTAGGAACAGTATGAGCACTGCTCGCCCACGTTGGCGGGGAAGAATCCCGTCGCCATGTATGCGTTCATTGCCGCGAATTGCTGATCGAAGAAGTCTATGCCCCACGGCGTGAGGTCTGTCAAGTCATCGAGCGCACCCTTACGGGTCATGTAGTACGCGCCCCACTTAGGGCGCACGTCGTATGCCTGCTCAATAGCGGAAGCGTAGAGACCCAACTGCATGACACCAGTAGGAGTGCGGGAACCAGTCTTGTAATCGACAACGATCCAGTCCTGTCCGTTCGTGTAGATGCCGTCCACGATGAGGCGGATCGGAGACCCGCCGAACGTTACCTGTGCCTCCCACTCGATGCCAGGCTTGCCATCAGGCATGGTGGCGATCTGCCAGCCGCACGTCTCGAGCCACTGCTTGTACGTCTCCACCTGCTTGAGACCATCGGACTGCCACCAGTCCAGCGTCTCACCCTCAGGGTTTGCCTTTGTACGGCGACCTGCCGTACGCCACTGATCGAACGGGAGATCATGCTTACGCTCCGCCTCGACCAGTGCGTCACGCCAGACGTCAGCCCACAGTTCAGTAAGACTCATCGTCAACCTCCGTCGGTACGGTGACGGGTGCATCACACGCGGCACAGTAGCCGCTTGTCGTGTACCAGCCGATCGTGTTGTCGTCGTCAAATCTGACGAGAATCTTGAACGTGTCGTGTCCGCAGTTGACGCAGTTGCGGGACGGGATCCCCCGTGTGTCAATCATGACTTAGCCATCTTCTCATAATGCTGGTGGTTGATCTTCTCGATTGCCGTATGCACGGCAGTGCCAGCCACGAGGTACACGGCGGGGACTTCGGGAACTTGTGCGATCTTGGACAGGTAGTACTGGTGTGCGCACTTGTAGAACGTACTCATCTGTGAGTACGACCTGTGTGCTGGTGCTTCACTCATGACTTCTCCTGTGACTTGTATGCGTAGACCACAAGAGCGAACCGCTGCTCGCCAGTAAATAGGTCTGTAGTCGAACGTTCTACGCTGAACGACACCATTGTGTGAGTGCTAGGGATTGCCGCTTGGGCGATTTGCTGGTGATACTCAGGGCGGTTGTAAATTTCTTCGGATATGAAGCCGCAATACTGTTCAACTGGGACGGTTGATTCGGTCATGGCTTCTCCTTCAATGCGTCGATAGCGGCGAGGGCATCGCAGACATGCACGACATGGCAGTAGCCGCCGTCCTCTTTCGGTTCCGCATCGACCGCTGCCCGTGCAGCATCCAGTACCCGCTGTTCGCAGGCACGGAGCGGAGCACAGATACAGATTCCCGCTGGCTCGGGCCAATGCGCTTCGTCGGTGAACTCGCACTCGGGTAGGTGGTCAGTCATTCCGCCTCCATCAGCATGTAATCCCAATCAGTGCAATCCACCTCAGGAATCTTGTAGTCAACCATGTTGCCCACCTCAGTCATCGACGTGAAACCCATCGTCTCTGCCGTCAGCACAGACTCACGAACCACCTCGGGATCCAGCCACCACGGCCACGTGATGATGCAGCGGTTCTTGTGCATCAACATCTCCACCTCACCCTCAAGGCGGATGCGCTGGAAGTTTTCCAACTCCCACTCCTCATCACCAATTCTCATGGTCACAAACTACAGACGTGGAGTTTCCGTGTCAACAGTTGACAGGCTGAACGGATCAGGGGTACGGTGCCAGGTGCGGCTAGCCGTGGGGCGGAAACTCCAAATGACAGATGACGGAAACACATCCAGATTCTGAGGAGTCTCACCTACCTACCATGAATAAATATGCATGGGGGGTAGGGGGGCGTTTCTCAAAATCGAGAATCTGGAAAGGGGGCCGAACGTCAGTGAGGCCCTAGAGAACGCAGAAAAAGGGGGCACCCGAAGGTGCCCCCAGAATCTGAAAGGTTTTAATATGCGGTTATTCCGAAGAGGCCGAGAGTCTGCTCGTCCAGTTCCCCGTGCGGCGGAAAGCCGTTCGCCCGTTGAACGCCGCGAAGTAACTCCGCTAATGCTGGATCTAGAATGTTATCGCCTTGCACGTTTAGCGCTTTCCTCACCCGTCCAACCAAAGGATCCGAAGAACCAAGCATTACTAGCGGGACTAAGGAAATCTGCACGATCAGGTAACCTCCACGTCGATGGTCTGAAGTTGAACCGTAACCATACCACCGAAACCCTCAGTGAAGGTAGGCGGAGCCATTTGATCGTATTGAATCGCTCGAACAACACAGATGCGTTCTTCGCCCGTCGTGAAGTCTTGGAAGAGGCAGGCACCGCCCGACTGTTCCAACTTCTCCAACGCTCGCAGACGGGGCCAGGGATCACTCGACCTTACGTTGCCGAGGGAGTCACGTTCCTCGATGTAACACATGAGTGGGAGAGTGATAGTGCGGGAACG